ATTATTATCAGAAACATTTTGATAATGTGTTATTAATTTTTTTTCGCCTTGATAAATCGTTTGATTTAGTACTGTGTCTGCCATTTTCCTCCTTATCTAGGGGTGGAGTCATTACACTCCACCCAGAGAGTTAATTGTTTATTAGTCTGTGAACTTAGTTCCTGGTGTACGAGTTATTTTAATACTCTTCAACAAGATTGCAGAATTTGCATTTGTACTTTGAATGATAAGGTAAGGTACTACTGTATCACCATCGTCAAAAGTAAATGCAGCCGTAGTAGATGGAGCAGCTAATGTACCCGCATCCATAACTGCAGCACCAATATGTTGATAGGTTACTACACAAGCTGAAGTCACATCAATTTTAAATCTGTGATTTTTACTTGCTGCTGTTGCTTGACCTGAATCAGTATAAGTTCGAGAACCATCATTTAATGCTGTCGCAATTTGAACATCATCTGCTGATTGAACACCAAATGCACAAAAGTCAGTGTAACCTGGATCACCTGTTGCTGCTGCTAATATAGCACCGTGACCAGTATCAAATTCTTGTGCTTTTCTAAACCCAATTGTAACTGCGTCTTGATCCGTCCAGTCAATACTATGAAATGTTGCGTCAAAAGACAGTGTATGAGTACCGATTGTACAGGCACCATATCCACCAAATTGTGAACCACCGAATACAATTTCAAGACCTGTGTTGTCTGCAGTTGCAGCATCACCTTGAAGATTTAAACCTGCTTCAGTGTTATTTGTATCTGTTGCTGGAATTGTACCTTCTACCATAAAGCCACTTGCAGCGACTGTATGTGCAGCAACAACACTACATTGTGCTGGACAAACTTGACCAGTTGTATTTGGCCAAAGCATACTGAACAATTCACCATCTGCCATTACACCATCAGCTCCGCCTGCTCCTGTAAGTGTTGAAACAATTGGAGTTGGACATGAAATGTAATCCCAATCTACAAGAATTGCCGGCATTCTTCTTGTTAGAATACCTGCTGAACTAACTGAAAAATCATCAGTGTAGACACCAGTTGAAGCCGCTTGTGTGGTAACTTTAAGACCAGATTCTGCTCTTACCGTTCCTTTAAAAGTTGTATTTGCCATAATTATATCCTCCTAGTTTTACGAATGTAGTCTCTAGGCCGTCGACTATACCGCGTCTACATTCTAATTAATTTGTATAGTATTTTTTTTATAGCTCTTTTTTTAAAAAAGCGCAAGGTATCCTGTAGTAAAAAATTGATTTTTTGATAGCGCTTAAGTGGCTATCGAAACTTCGGCCTTAGAATCATTTACTCTGTTTTCTCTAAAAGCAGCTTCTTCTTCTTGAGCAATGATTTCCTTAATAATTCCCTGAATTTTTTTGTCGATATATCCCATATGTATATTATATCTGCCCTCCTTCAGGTGCTCTTGATGCCACTCGAGTTCCAAGGACCGTTTCATATTGTATAGGTCTTGAGTCATTTATAACCTCCTCATAGGTTATCCATTTACTCCTTAATGAATCGCTAAATCCATCTTTTTCCCACTTTACATCTTTTTGTCCTACTTTGTCAAGTATTGCTTTCTCAATAGCTTCCTTATTATCCTCTGTTGATATTTGAAAATCAGCAGCATAACCATAAGCTCTAATTTGAATTCTGAATTTTTTCATATTTTGTCTTTTTTGCAATAAAAAAGGGGCCGTTTTGAGGCGGCCCCTTAGTTAATTATTTATTACGCACCTGGTGATCCGAAGATACCACGCCAGTCAGACCAGCCGAAGCTGTATCTTTCTCTAGCTTTGTATCTAACGTTACCAGTTTCAAAATCGCCTTCCATAGCGGTTTTGATTGGTGCTCTAACAAAGTGTTTTAGTCCATTAGGAACATCTGTTTTAACGAACCATGCGTCAGTATCTGTTAAATAGTGATTAACCACATAACCTTGTGGAATCACATTCATAGATACAACAGCACTGATGTCATTATCAGCTGTTCCAGTTCTACCGACAGATTTTAATAATCTTTCAGCAGTAAATTGAAGCGCAGAAGGAACAATCATTTTTCTTCCTTGAGCCGCAATTTTTAAACCTCTTTCATCAGTTAGCGCTGCAATGTCAATCATTGCTTGCTCTAATGAAGTTTCGTTTAAGTCTGCTGCAGTTGATAGTTCATTTTGCTCAGTACCAGCAACAATTACGTGTGCTGTTGAACAAAGTTCTAAACCATCTCCACCAGTGTATGAACTGTTAAACGCTCTATTAAGAACGTTTGCCGCTTTAACTTGTTTCGCGTTAGCCATAGATCTAGCTAATGCTTTTGTATAACGAGACGCGAGTCTGTCATACAAATTGTCTTCAATCGCTTCTTCAGTAATTGAAAACGCTAAAGCAAGCGTTTCATGCGTATAACGAGCCGTGAAAGTTTCAGTTGCTGCGTCGTAGTTAACACTTGAACCTTCAGGTTTTACACCCGCATTTCCGAATCCAGATAACATAACTTCTTCTTCAAAAGCTCTGTCTGAATTTTCTGTATCGAAAATTTGTGAGTGTTCGTTAGCGTAGTTTTTGTACTCCAGGCCAAATAGTGCATTTAAACCTGGCTCTAGTTCCTTAACTAGTTGTGCTCTTGATATTGCCATAATTTATACTCCTATATACCTGTTGCGAATGTAAATACATTCTCACCAGTGCCAAATACAACATATGCGTTGCAATTTGCTGTACTTGTATCACTGTTGTCTGGATCCTTAGATACACCAATCTGCTTAAGTCCTGAAGCAGTGGTTCCAAATGAAGAAGTATCTAGTTCCTGAGTCGATTGACCAGTAGTAGTACTTCCACCCACACCTACAAAGTTCCCTGAAGCAAAGTTCAGAGCTGCTGTGCCGGTTTCATCGTGTTGTGCTTCAAACACAATGTCTGGGTCCATATATATGGTAGCTACTATGTCAGCAGCAGCTGTGCTCGCTGGATAGTATGCTTTCCATGTTGGTTTACTTGTTGTTGGGTCGGTATAATACACACCGCCGAAAACACCTGCTTGTTGCACGTCTCCGACTGTTGCTGCTTCAACACCGCCTGCTGTTACTGCTTCAACTACTTGACCAGTATAAATTGCTGTGTCGTAGTTATTAGCAATATTAGCTTCTTCCGCTCTGATTTGTCCACCTGTAAGATGTCTTGCAGGTCTGAAACCAAAAGCTGCGTCTTGATTTGCCATATTGTTCTCCTTTGTAAACTACTATTCGTAGTTTACGATTAATTTAAATTCGTTGGATAAGAATCGCTAATAAATTAGTCTTTCTTAGTACCACCGAAGGTTACACGGGACTGCCTTTCAGCATTGATCGGCATTCCTGGGTGCTGTTCCTTCATAAGATCGCTTTCAACCGCGTCGTCTCTGTCTTGAGTAATTTTTCTAAAATACTCATCGCGCGCTTTGACGATCTCTTCTGGTATCCTTGCCAGCAATAGGCCACCAACTCCGATTACCCCTTTGTATTTGCCTTCCGTCACCACTGGATATTCAGATCCTGGATATGCATCAGCTCTTACAAGCTCGTATCCTGATCTTAATCGGCCGGCTATGTTCTTTGTATCTGTAAAGCCCATAGTTTCAGCTCTTATCCACCTGTGATGAAATCCTGCAGGCGCAGGGGGTGCATCTAAAGATGATGGGGGAGTCCAAACTGCTTTTTTAATAGTTTTTTCTCTAGTTTGACTCGCACGGGAAGTTTTAATTTTTTCGGTACTCATATGCTTATACCTCCTTCATGATTTTTAATTGTTTCGCATATTCTTCAAGTGGCACACCTAATTTTTTGGCGATTGCAACTTCAGATGATGTGAGCCTGATAGTTTTGCGACTAGGATTTACACTTCGCTTCGCCGAAGCTACTGTTTGTGTTAGTTTAGTCGATTCCTGTGAATCAGTCTTACCAAATTTATGCGGGAAGTCAAGCTTCATTCGTTTATCTATTTCAGCATAGTACTCCTCTGAATTAGGATCAAAGCCTTCATCTTCCGTTAGTTTCTTATGATAGTCAAAAGCCGTATAGGTCATAGCATTGTCTTTCCCGAACCATGCATTCTTTTCAGCCCATGCTTCAGCTTTTGGATCTGGTGGTGGAGTTCTTCCGACAGCATCTTGTAAAGTAGGGGTTTTTACATCCTTTTCTTTATCCTGAGACTGTCTGTCTTTTAAAGCGTTTAACCGGACTTCTTCAATACCGAGTT